TAAACGACAATAAAAAAAACTAAAAAATAATCCAGAACTTCACAATATATTTGCTTTAGCTGAAAAACTGCATAAGACTGCATCAGAAATCTTGCAAATGCCTCATGTAGAGTTTAATATGTGGCTTGCTTACTTTGATCTTCAAAGAGAAGAAAGAGAAAGACAAGAAAGAATTGCAAGAATGAAAAAATAAATGGCAACAAAAAAAGTTAACATAGACATAGTCGCAAAAGATAAAACAAGAAAAGCGATGCAATCAGCCACCAAAGGTATTGATGGCGTAAAAAAATCTGTATTTAATTTAAAAAATGCACTAATTGGAATAGGTGCTGGTATTGCAATAAAAGGTTTTGTTGATGTTGGTAGATCAGTTGAAGATTTACAAGTTAGATTAAAACAACTTTTTGGTAGCACCGAAGAGGGTGCAAAAGCTTTTGACGTAATGGCAAACTTTGCCGCTAAAGTACCTTTTTCTTTAGAACAAATACAAGCGGCATCAGGTAACTTAGCTGTTGTAGCTGGCGATGCAGATAGATTATCAAAAATTTTAGAAATAACAGGAAATGTAGCGGCAGTTACAGGATTAGATTTTCAAACAACTGGGGAACAAATACAAAGGGCTTTTGCGGGTGGTATAGCTTCAGCGGATATATTTAGAGAAAAAGGGGTAAGAGATTTATTAGGTTTTAAAGCTGGTGCAACTGTGACAGCCGAAGAAACTATTGCGGCTTTTGAAAAGATTTTTGGTAAAGGTGGTAAGTTTGGAAATGCAACTGATGAACTTGCAAACACATTCACAGGAACTTTATCTATGCTATCTGACAGTGTATTTAAGTTTCAAAAAAGAGTAGCAGACAAAGAATTTTTTGCATCACTTAAAAAAGAATTTCAGTTATTAGATGAATTTATAAAAGAAAACGAAGCTACATTTAATGATATTGCTGATGCTATCGGTGGTGCTTTAGCTGGTGCAGTTAAATTATTATCAGGTGCAATCAAAGCAATAGCAGTAAGTGTAGATGGTGTAACAACTGCATATGAATTTTTAATTGAAACGCTTAATAAACTACCCTTAGTTAATATTAAATTAATTACAAAAGAACAAAGACAACTTCAAAGAGAGTTGATGAATTATGAAGATACCATAATGCGTATTGCTAAATTAAGAGAAGAAGAAAAGAAAAAAACTATTCAAACTGCTATAGCAAATAAACAAACAGCAGAGGCAAATAAAAAAGTACGAGAAGAAGCACAGAAAACATTTAATATTTTTGAATCTCATCACAAATTAGTAAAAGCCGTAGAAGATGCAGAAAAAAGAAGAACAGAAAGATTAATTGAGGGAAATAGAAATATTTTTGAGGAACAAAGAAAAATTGAAGAATTATTTAAACCTGACCGAACTGCATTTGAGGGATTTAGAGAGGGATTAGAGTCAGAATTTGATATAACAATTTTTGATAGATTTAAAGAAGCTGGGGAAACATCATTAAATTCTTTAAAAAATAATATTACAGATTTTATAATGACAGGAAAATTAAGTTTTAAATCATTAAAAGATACAATTATAAGATCAATAGTAGATGCTTTAGTTGGACAAGCGGTAACTAAAGCACTTAAAAAGGCAACAGAAATATTTAAAATGGACGCAATAAAAAAAGCATTAATTAGTGTTTATGAGGGTGCATTAAAAACTTTTGCCTCTATACCTTTTCCATTTAATATTGCGGCAGTTGGTGCGGCACTATCTTTTGGTTTTGGTTTAGTAAATAAAATTAAAAGTTTTGAAAAAGGTGGGAGACCCGCAGTTGGACAGCCAGCTATAATTGGCGAGAAAGGGGCAGAGCTTTTTGTGCCTGACCAAGCTGGAACAATAGTGCCAAACAATCAACTTGGTATGTCAAAAGCAGTAACAGTAAATTTTAATATTAATACTGTTGATGCAAGAGGTTTTAATGAATTACTAGTTAACAGTAGAGCAGTTATTGTTAATATGATTAATACTGCTGTTAATGAAAAAGGTAAGGCGGCATTGATATGAGCGGGTCTTTACCTAACACAGCGTTTAACGCAATCAATTTTAAATCGAATCAAAAAACTTTATTTAGTGAAACAGACAGTGGCAAAACATTTAGACGACAAGTGCAAGGTCAAAGGTTTAGTTTTACATTATCTTATCCAACATTAACTAGATCAGACTTTGCCCCAATTATGGCTTTTATTGTAAAGCAAAGAAGTCGTAAGGAAAACTTTACAATTACTTTACCAACTACATTTGATAGTCAAGGTAATGAAACAGGAACTTTATTAGTAAATGGTTCTCACACTGCGGGAGATACAACTATTGCTATTGATGCTTTTGCCTCTGATGGTGCTGGTCGTCTTAAAGCGGGAGACCTAATAAAATTTGCACATGATAAATTATATATGGTGGTTGCAGATGTTACCTCATCTAGTAATGCCGCAACTGTTACCATAGAACCACCATTAAGAACTGCATTAGCTGATAATAGTTCTGTTACTTATAAATCTATACCAGCAACAGTTCACTTAAATAGCGATATGCAAGAGTTTGAAACAACTGCAAACGACAAAGATGGTAATTTACTTTTTAATTTTGAGTTTGATGTTATTGAGAGTTTATAATGGCAAGAGGATTATCGAGTTCGGTAAAGACAGAATTAGCAACAGGGGTCATTGACCCAGTATTATTAGTCGAGATAGAATTTGGTACACCAGTGTATTTAACTAATGCACCATTTGATATAACATCAAGTGTATCTGGGTCATCAAGAACTTATCTTACAAACGGACATTTTAAAAATATTACTGGTATTAATGAAACAAACAAACCAACAAAAAACAGTTTACAGCTTACACTTTCTGGAGTCGATCAAACATATATATCAATAGCTTTATCAGAAAATATAATTAACAAAGAAGTTTATATATATAGAGGTTTTTTAGACTCAAGTAATGCTCTTATATCTGACCCTTTTTTACTATTTTTTGGAACGATAGATGAATATAAAATAACTGACAATACGACTACTGCAAATTTAGTTTTAAATTTGACTTCACATTGGGGAAACTTTCAAAAAACAAGTGGTAGAGTTACAACAGATAATTCTCAACAAAGATTTTTTAGTGGAGATAAAGGTATGGAGTTTGCGGCTTTGACTGTAAGAGATATAAAATGGGGTAGAGATTAATGACAAGTTTTCACTTTTATGAGGCATCAAATAAAAACATGGACGAGATATTTGAAATATTACATGAGTTTGAAAAAGAAGCCCCAGCTTTAGATTATCCTCATATACACAGAGCAAAAATGAAACAAACTTTAATAATGTTTTTACAAAAAGGAAAAATAATTTTAATAAAAGATTTAGATAAAAACAAAATAGTTGGAATAACTATTTTTATGTTCCATGAGTATTTGTGGTCTAAAGAGCAACTATTAACAGTTCAAGTAATTTATATATTAAAAGAATATCGATCATTAAATTTGTTTAATCAAACTATGGATATAATTAAAAATCAGGCAAAAGGTAGGCACATACATTTAACTATATCAACAAAATTACTAGCAGATAAATTATTAGATAGATACGGCTTTGAAAAGATGGGCGGTTTATGGAGGTACTCAGATGTGTGATCCAGGCGATATTGTAGATGATATAGTTGATACAGTAACAGACGTTGTAGATTTTGTTGTTGATCTTGTCGTTGATGTAATTAGCTGGATAAATCCTATTCCTGAAATACCTGATTTTGGTGGTAATCAACCTGATGCAAATGCTAGAGGTGCATTAGTTAATAAAGTTAGTGCAAATGCACACATACCAATAGTTTACGGCACAAGAAAGGTCGGGGGCAATGTAATTTTTGTAGAAACATCAGGCACAACCAACGAGTTTCTTTATATGGCAATAATAGTTTCTGAGGGCGAAATAGACGATATTACTAAAATATTTGTAAATGATAATGAGGTAATTTTTGATGGAGATTTAGCAGACAACACTCAAAGAAGTGTTGCAACCTCTGATACAAACTATCGTCAAGCACCTGACGCTGACTCTAGTAAAGAAAGTTTAATTACTGTTGAACCTCATTTTGGAACTGATTCTCAAACTGCCTCAACTCTTTTACAAGAACTATCATCATGGACAGCGGCACACAGATTGAAAGGGCTGGCGTACATAGCACTTAAATTCAAATGGAACTCAGATGCTTTCGGTTCTTTGCCGCAAGTTACTGCAATAGTCAAAGGTAGGAAAGTCTATAATCCAAATCTTGACGGCACAAAAACTGGTGGTTCTGGTTCTCACAGACAAAACGATTCCACAACTTGGGAATATTCAGATAATGGTATTTACCAAATGTTAGATTATTTAAGAAACGAAAGATTTGGTATGGGTATTGCAGATAGTTATTTCGACAGTAACTTTGCAGATTGGCAAACGGCTGGCGATGTAGTAGATGCTAACATAACACCTTTTGTTGGTGCTTTTCAAATAGATTTATTAGACAGCCACGCAGTTGTAGATACATCAAGAAAGTCTATTGATATTGTAGCAGATTTTGTAAAAGGCACTCGATCATACCTAAATTTTACTGCTGGAAAATACAAAGTATTAGTTGAAACATCTGGTAGTGCAAGCGTTACTCTTACAGAGGACAATATTATTGGGGGCATAAATGTGGCAAGTAAAAACAAAAACTCTCGTTATAATAGAGTTATTGTTAATTTTACCAACGAAAATAAAAATTATCAATCAGACACCGCACAGTTTCCACCAGTAGATGAAACAGGACTTGCCAGTGCTGATACACACAGTGTTATGAAAACGGCAGATGGAGGAATATTATTAGAGGGTAAGTTTGATTTTCCGATGATCGTAAATCAGCATCAGGCACAAGAGTTAGCAGAGATTATCTTGCGTAGGTCAAGATCAAGCCTTGATGTGTCTTTGAAATGTGATGGAACTGCCTTAGATTTAGCTATTGGGGACATAGTTAATATTACCCATGCTACCCCTAGTTTTTCTGCAAAACCATTCCGTATTCAAGGAATGACTATAAATACAGATCATACAATTACTTTGCAGTTATCAGAGCATCAAGATAGTTACTATGCTTTTGGAACTCAGGTAGCACCAGCAACAATACCAGATACAAACTTGCCAAACCCATTTAGTGTTCAACCACCAGCTAGTGTTACTCTTGATGATGAAATGATTGAATATTCTGACGGAACTGTGCTTACAAGATTATTGATAACAGTTGGAGTGTCGCCAGATAAATTTGTTGAAAATTATGAGGTACAAATAAAACAAACTTTAGATGCTGACGGAAATGCAGTAACCGATTCGTTTAGAGAAATAGCAACTGGTAAAATATTAACATATCAACATCTTAATGTAATTGATGCGGCTACTTATGAAGTAAGAGTAAGGGCGGTCAATACTATCAACGCAAAATCAACATTTGTCTCTGCAACTAGAAAGATAATTGGTGCTACTGATACACCCGAATCAGTTTCAGATTTTAATATTTCAATGACAGGCTCAAATCAAATGTCTTTAAATTGGACTCCAGTATCAGACCTTGATATTGAGTTTTATGAGATCAGATATTCAATGGGTTCTGGTACAACTGCATGGTTTAATACATCGCCTTTGGTGCAAGTACCTAGAAGAAAATCAAACAGTGTAGTTGTTAATGCGTTAAAACCACCATTTAATTTGTATATAAAAGCTGTTGATAAATTAGGAAACGAATCATCAGAACCAGCTATCATAACTTCAAGTGTTGTTGCTTTACAATCATTCAAAGATATTTCATCAATACAAGAAGAGACAGCATTTTCAGGCACATTCTCAAACACATTTAGAGGTTCAGATAGTGTAGGAAATCCAGCCGTTACTTTAGATACAATTACACTTTTTGACAGTCGGTCTGGTTTGTTTGATGCGGCTGATTCTAGTGGGTTTTTCTTTGATACAGGCGGAATAGCAAGCAATATTACTGGAACGGGAAATTATATATTTGCAAACAATTTTTCTCTTGATGCTAGTTATGATGCAACATTTCAAATAGAATTAACGATGGAATCAGATGACCCTTATGATTTATTCGATTCGGGTCGTGGTGCGTCAGCGTTTGATTTTGCTAAAGCACCCTTTGACGGAAATGCACCAACAAATAACAATGCTATCATTCAAATAGGTGCAGATGATACAGCTTTATCAAATATAACAAGTTTTACGACAGTTGCACAACAAGGAACATTTAAAGGTAGATTTTTTAAATTTAGATGTGTTTTGACATCAGCTAATAACAATGCAAGACCATTTGTTACAGGCTTAAAAGCTAGATTAGTATTAGAAAAAAGGTCAGAAACAGGGGACGATATTTCATCAGGCACAAGCACTAAGTCTGTTACATTTACAAATGGATTTTTTCAAATTCCAAACATTACAGTTACGGGGCAAGATTTATCTACGGGAGATTTCTTCGTGATAACAAATAAATCAAAAACAGGCTTTGACATTGTTTTCAAAAATAGTAGTAATAGTATTATTAACAAAACTTTCGATTTTAACGCCTCTGGCATAGGATTGAAAAATTAATAAAAAAAGGTTATAACAAACTATGTCACAAGTTTCACAATTAACACTTGACAATACAGCGTTCGGAACTTTTCGTTCAAATTTAAATTCATCTTTGCAAGCCTTAAACTCTATGCACATCGGTAGTTCAAGACCATCAACTGCTGTTGCGGGTAGCGTGTTTATAGATAATGCAACAACAAATGTTTTAAAATTTAAAGTGTTTGACGGCTCAGATGATGTTGAAATATTCCAAATCAATACATCAACAAATGCTGTTACTAGCAATATGTCAGTAACAGGAACTATTGCAGAAACAGACCCACAGGCGGCGGCTTTAGCAATAGCATTAGGATAAGGGGGAAACATTGGCAAACACTTTTAAGGTAAAAACAAATGCGGCGATGCCAGCGTCAGCGGGAACTTTTTTAACATTATATACTTGCCCCGCATCAACTCAAACAATCGTTATTGGATTAACTCTTTGTAATGTTCACACAACAGCAATAACAGCAGATGTAAAATTAGTTTCAAACACATCAGATACAGAAACCAACGAAGATGTTTTGTTAATTAAAGATGTAGATATACCCGCAAAATCCTCATTAGAGGTACTTTCGGGTGGTAAATATGTTTTGCAAGCAACTGATGTTTTACAAATTGATTGCTCAGTAGCGGCGAAGATAGACGCAACATTAAGCATATTAGAGATAACATAGGAGTAAGGCATGGCTTATATCGGCAAGACTCCCACACCAGCACCATTAACTGCTACGGATATTCCTGATCTACCAGCAACAAAAATTACATCAGGAACTTTTCCAGCTTTAAATGGAAGCAACTTAACAAATCTTGACGCATCAGATTTAACAGGAACACTTCCAGCAATATCAGGTGCAAATTTAACAGGGGTAAGTGCTGGGAAAATTTTGCAAGTTACAAGCATTGTTGAGGGTGCAACTAATCAAAATATTGCCACAACTTCATATACTGATTTAACCAATATGAGTATTAATATAACACCAAGTGCAACTTCTAGTAAAATTTTAATTGTATTTGCTGTTTATGGCAGATTACAAGACGCAGAGGGTTTTGGAGTTAGACTAGAAAGAGGGTCAACATCTATTTATTCAAACCCAAGTTATTCAATTTTAGCAGACGCAAACCCTTTACATGAACAGTACATAGGTGCTACATACCATTATATCGATAGTCCAAATTCAACATCTCAACAAACTTATAAACTTGGTGCTAATACACATGATAATAACGAAGTTAATTTCAATGCGTCAGCAAAATCTTATATGTATTTAATGGAAATAGGAGCATAATGAAAATTGGAAAAGCAATTAAAAAAATAAATCCTGAAGCTGAATTTAATTATTTAGGAGAAGATATAAATTCTATTGAATGGTTAAACGGAACAACACCTATTTCTAAAGCTGACATAGAAGCTAAGATGGCAGAGTTACCTACTGAGGAAGAAGAAGCTACTGCAAGAAAAAATTTAAAAGCTAGTGCAAAAACTAAATTAATCAATGGGGAGGCATTAACCGAAGATGAGGCTAATGTGATGGTAGGTTTATAATGGCTTATATTGGAAAATCCCCATCAATAGGTTCGTACTCTATGCTCGACAACTTGACTGCGAGTGCAACAGCAAGTTATTCATTAACATTAGATTCAGTAGCTTTTGTTCCAGAGTCAGCTAATCATTTGATCGTATCACTCAATGGAGTCATACAAAAAGCTGGGTCATCATTTACAGTATCGAGTTCTACTCTGACGTTTAGTTCGGCATTGACAAGTTCAGATTCTATTGACTTCGTTCTTGCATTGGGGTCGGTACTCGACATCGGCACGCCCTCTGACGCAACAGTTACAAAAGCAAAAACAAATTTTGTTTCAAGTGGCTCAGGATATACAGGCACAGGATTAGACATAAAAGGCGATGGCTCTGCAAATGGAAGATTAGGATTACTTTGCTCTGCTGGAAGTCATGGTGTCGCTTTAGAATCGCCTGACCATAGTTCAGCACAAAGTTATACTATTCAATTACCAAGTAACTCGCCAACAGTTGATAAAGTTATAAAAGTTACAAGTTTGACAGGAAGTGGTGCAACAGCAATAGCACACACCCAATTTGGCGATGCTGGTGGACAAAATACACCTTTTGTTTCAGTAGATAAAACAGGCTCATCACAATCAATTTCAGCAACTACCTACACAAAGGTAACTCTTAACACAGAAAGAGTAGATAGTGATAGTGCTTTTGCTTCAAATGATTTCACAGTTCCGTCAGGTAAGGCGGGAAAATATTATCTGTCATGTTATGTTAGAATAGTTGGTTTAAATGGAACATCAGATTTTGCTAATATACAAATAGCAAATACAAATAGATCAACGACTTACTCATCTGTATCTGCATCTGGGAATTCAGGATATGGTTGGGTTTGTTTAGCCACTTCAGTTATAAGAGATTTGTCAGTTGGAGATACTGTAAGTTTATATGCTTATTCAAGTGAGGGAATTGACGTTGCAGAAGATAATTGTAATTTAACAGTATTTAAATTGATAGAATAGGAAAAGTAAAAATATGGCTACATTGTATACAAAAGTTAAGTTATTTTTAGAGGCAAACTCAAAGACTTGGGATTCTGAAAAAGATAATATAGTTTTACAAAATAATAGTGATGGAAATGGCAATTATATTCATACATGGTCAGTAGATGGTTTAGATAAACCTACTGATGCACAGATAGCTAGTTATGAGTCTGCTGGCGATACTGCTGAAACAAATGCTGGTATTGATGCAACTAGACGATCTCAGTATGGAAGTTGGGAGTCCCAGCTTGAAATGTTGTATAAAGATCAAAAAAATGGAACAACAACTTTCAAAGATCATTGCGATAAAGTAAGATCAGATAACCCAAAGGAATGATAAATGGCAATAATTAAACTAAACGCAACAAGAGGATTAGAAAATGCACTACCAGCAATTAGTGGTGCGGCTTTAACAGGGGTTAGTGCTGGTAAGGTTTTGCAAGTTGTTCATAGCACTAATTCTTATCAAAAATCATCAGCATCAACATCTTTACAAGATATGGAAAGTTCGTCTGGTACAGTTTGGGAAACAACAATTACACCATCAGCAACATCTTCTAAAATACTTGTTATTTCGCATATTATGTATTACATGGAAATGAGTGGACAGGCTCAAGATGTTAGAGCATATTTTAGAATGAATCTAAAAATTGGCTCTGGTTCTTATTCTGGACAAATAAATAATCCTTATACTGGTTTATATCATTATAGTGCAAATAGAGTTGATTTTTCAAATATATGCCAACCTTTTCAAATTTTAGCCAGCCCTAATACGACTGATGCTTGTAAAATTAAATTTGATTATAAATCTTTGGCTACGTCAAATTTTAATTTAGTAATAAATTATGGTTCTACAAGCACTTGTACTTTAATGGAGATTGATGGGTCATGATAAATAAAGTTTTAAAAGCCATAAAAGCAATTAATCCAGATGCAGATGTAAGTGTAGGCAATGATAGTGTTGATGATATTACTTGGTTGAATGGAACAGCGGAAATATCTAAATCTGATATTGAAACAAAAATGAATGAATTAAAAAGTGAATATGATGCTCAACAATGGAAAAGAAATAGACAAGCTGAATACCCATCACAGGAAGATTGTATTCACGCACTATTAGATGGTGGCGATACACTTACTGATTTACAAGCTAAAAGAACGGCAGTCAAAAACAAATATCCAAAATCAGAATGATAAATGAGGAATCCTTTTATTATTGGAATTATAATAGCATCAATACTAATTTGGTTTCTTAATGGTTTAATGAACTCTGCTCTTGGGGCAGATACAAATACAGTTTCATCAACAGTAGTAACAAACAATACACCACCAACAGCTAACGCACCAAGCGTTGTTGTAAATAATTCAGATGTTTGTAAGACAGCGGCATCGGCTGGTGTTCAGACACAAATTTTAGGAATTGCATCAGGAATTACAGTAACAGATGAAAACTGTGAACGTATAAAACTCTCTCGATCTCTCTATGCTATGGGTATGAAAGTAGCCGCTATTTCTACATTGTGTGCTGATGCAAGAGTATTTGATGCTATGTGGAATGCGGGAACTTACTGCCCCTACAATGCTAGTATTGGAGAGGACGCAAAAAAAGGTTGGGAAGAAAACAAAGATAAAATTCCAAAAGGTAGTTTAATTTTTGTCAGTATGGAAGAGGCTGAAAAACTTAAAATCAAAGAAGAAAGAGAAAAAGATGGCAAACCGAATGGTTGGAGGGTGTTTTTTACTTTGGCTACTTTTATGCTTGTACCCCTCTTATAGCAAAGCCGTAGATTGCGATACTGATACAGTTGGTCTTTGCACACCTACTATTGAGCAAATTATAGAAGAATCAAGCATTGAGACTATTGAGTTTCAAGATGGTGGTATTTTAACAACAACTGAAACCACTAAAACAACAACAACAACGACAGTTACTAATGAAGACTCAGGTGATATTTTAGACGGAAATAATGATTATGTTATTTCCTCAAAAGAGGGAGACATGGATATTGATTGGGGAGGTCAAGGTTCAGCAACTATGCCCTCTGGTTCTACTTGTGGGCAATTAGGCACTGATAAATGTGCTATGATTACTGGTAGTGGAAACTCAACCTCTACTATGGGAGTTCCAAATATGGGAACTACTTTTATTAACACAGTTAATATATCAGACCTTAATTTTACTCATGGCGGCAAAACTAATTATGAAATTAAAGTTTACAAGCCTGACGCACAAGACTCCATCTATATGCACATCACAGGAAAAAACGGAACAAATAATGTATTTAGTGGCACTGATATTTTAAGTGCTAGTGGAGTAAACAGTCAATATGGTCAATATTCTGGTGGTTTTGATTTTTCTGGTAGTCTTACATCTATCATAATTGAGGTTGGTGGTAGAGATATAAACATGGCAGTCGGAGTTATGTTTGATGATGTTCAGGTTAATGTTTTGTATAATGTCGTAAATACTATTGTTCAGCAAACTATAACAAGCGTTGAAATGTTTGTTGCTTTAAACACTGATGCCCCTGAAGAAATAATTGATGTTGTTGAAGATATATTTGAGGTAAATGCACCCGTAGAAACAGATGTTGGTTTAGATTTTGAACCTATTGAAACCGAAAATATTACTTACGAGTCTGTTGAAATAGAAATTGCAGAAATAGAAATACAAGAAATTCAAGTAGTTAGTATAGATATGCCTGAGACTGAGGTTGAGGTAAATGTTATTGAGGTACAGGCGGAGATAGAAATGGAATTAGAAATGAACTTAGAAACTGAAATAGATGTTGATACAAATGCGGGTGGAGAAGAAAATACAGAAACAACCACAGAATCAACACAAGAGCCAGACCAAACAGAAAATAACCAACCCGAGAACGATGTCTCAGAAACCAACGAACAACCGAAAGAGGAATCAGTCGAAGAAACAAACGAAAAATCAAACGAGGAAACCAACGAACCAAAATCCAAAATAGCTGAAAAGCAGTCAGAACAAAAGCAAGAGAAGCAACAAGAAAAGACAGAAAAAGACGCAAAAACCAAAGTAGTTCAGAAAAAATCTTCATCTAAAGAAAAAGCCGCCAAGAAAGTTTTGAAAAAGATTGATGATAAAAAAAGATATGATGAGTCTAGTCAAATAAAAACTCTAGTTGTTATGCAAGTGTTAGGTAACACTAAAACATTTTTTAAAAGCCAACAACAGTTAAATGACAGGGCAGAATTTTTTACAGACGACACTTTGCCAGATGCCGTCATTTCTGATAATAATATAGCTGGTTACTTTTTATTTGTAGGAAGTGATGGATTAATGAATGAAATAATAGATAGTCAATA